CTAGCGCACTCCCTTCTTGGTTGCCAATGCGTATGCCTCCAGGGCGACGCGCTTCGCCTCGTTCGCGCGTTCTAGCGCTCCTTTGCCCACCATGAGCCCGAGGGGTCCGTATTCGACCTCCTTGAGCCCGTCGGGGCGCTGGTGCGTGAGTAGCTTCCCGAGCGCGCCCGTGCGCTCCAGTCCTTGGGCCACGGTGCCGACGTGGTATTGAGCTCCGCCGTCAGTATCCGGGGCACCCGGCTTGTAGCGAAACGACGCCGTGGGCACCGACTCGGCCCAATTCGCCAGGTCGCCCTTGCCAAGCCGGTTGACTTCCTCCTTGGCGAATATATCCGAGAGCATGTCTCCGAGCCCCCCTCCTTCCCCGCCCCCTCCGCCTCCGAGCATGCCCATCAAACCGCCCCCACCGCTTTGAGACGACGAGCTTGGCTGCGAATTGTCTGGCAAGATGCCGAACTGTGAAGGCGCGAGGAAATTGGTCTGCGGGTTTGGCGCTGCGGTCAGATACGGATCCGAGAACTTCTCAGGATTCGACGACGTCCCATAGGCGCTGCCGAGCATTTGGCTGTACTGATCCGAGTAGCCCCCGCCGATGGCGGGCGATCCAATGGGTTCGATTTCAGCCTTGGTTTTTTCGTCAGACATCCCGACGGCCGAAAGGACTCCGCCGCCTGAATTCATCAGCTGGCTCGTGCCGCCCTGGATGCTCGCTTGCTTGGTCTTATCCCAGTTGGCCTGATATTGCGCCACGGTGTTGTTAGCCTGGTTGCCCGCTCCGGTGGACTGATTCGCGGTGCCAAGAAAATTGTTGGTCGCGCCCATCTGTGCCGTGTAGGCATTGATGGAGGCCCCCTGGTTGGCTTGCTGAGCCGTCAGAAGCGCCTGATTGTTGAGATTCCCTGCCTGGATGCCCGCACTCTGGTTGGCCTCCTGAGCCGTCAGCCCGGCTTGCAAGTTGGCCTGCTGCGCGGTCAGGCCTGCCTGTTGGTTAGCCTGCTGGGCCTGCATGCCCGCTTGGGCAGTCGAGACGTCGCCGGCGCGCACACCCGCAAGGGCGCCCGTGTAGGCCTGCTGCTTCGCCGCTTGCTCCTGTGCCGCGAGCGCCGCCGTGGTGCTAGCGGCGCCCTGTTCCTGCGTCCCGGTTGCCAGCATGGCGGCCCGGCGGGCCCCGGCACGGTCAACTCCGCGGGCTTGCGCCGCCTGTCCTGCTTGCTGGTTTTCGATCTGCCCCTCTGCCGCGCGCATCTGAGCAGCCGCGCTGCTAGGGCTATTGGCGGCTGTCTGTGCCTGCGCCAATTGCTGGGCTCTCAAATCCGTGGCATTTGTGCCGGTGATATTCTGTCCGGCATCGACGGTGGTTGTCGGTGCTACCGTGGGCAGGTTTCCTACCTGCTGGGGGGTGATCGTTTGTAGCCCCGTCCCGACGGTGTTGTATTTCGGACCAGCCGCCGCTGCGGTGGCGCCCGTCATGGCGGCGCCGTAAGTTTCCTCGGATTGTGAGATCTGCGGGTTGACGTTCGATGGATTCCAACTCTGATTTTGAGGCGCAAGACCAAGCCCCTGGAAAATGCTGCCCCCCGGAAGGCTCGCTAGCGTATTTTCTCCCTGACCGATAACACCGTTTGCGTTTCCAGCATACTGGCCACCGGGACCGGATTGCGTGGTCCCGCCTGTCGCTCCGCTAAGCATCGAGCCAAATATGTTGGTTCCGTCGCCCTGAGCCTGGACTATTGGAGTCTGTCCGGTTGGAGTCTGTCCGGTTGCGGTCTGCGTTCCTTGCACGTTAAGGGGTGCACTCCCCGGGGTCGCCGTTGGGGTGGCATATGGGTTCGCTCCCTGCCCAGCGGGATTAAATGCAGTAGGCGCAGTTGAACTGGACCCACCCGACGCCGCCGCCGCCAACGGATCTGGTCCGTAGATGGGAACACCGTTGGGATCGTATCCTATGATTGGTCCTGGCATTAGATGACCCTCCCAACGCTAAGGCTTGCGATCTTTCCGCAATCCTGTACTTCAAGCGCAAAGCCAATGAACTTGAAACCTCGGCCATAGATGGATGCATAAACTCCCTCGTCCACCTGAAAGCGAATCGACTGAATTCGCATAGCATTCGGCGGTCTCGTGACGAATTGAGCCGGCCCCGTGGTCAAGTTAACTGGGCCGCTCGTGCTGCCAAAGCCCGAAAAGTCCGGATAAGTCGTCAGCGTGATCGTGCTCTGGTCTTGGAACTCGCCAAGGAACTGAATCCTCGAAAGGTTGAATTGGCGTTGCAACCCAAGCGGATTGATGTCTGACGTCTGCATCGACTGCAAGATCGCATGCTCCACGGAACTCACCGTCTGGTCATAGCATTGCGCCGCTGTCTGCTCAGCAACGCTTCCGTCCGTAAAGATCAAAGTCGGAATGTTGTGAACGATGGCCGCTCCACACGGAGCTCCCAACGCGGACACGTCCCAGGTGTAGACGCTTCCAGCGGGGCAAGACTCTCCTCGGTGCTTGTAGTCCAACACGATGATCGTGCTCGCGTCTCCGCCGACATAGAACCACATCTGACGCTTTTGTTCCACGTGCAACGCGCACGTGATTGGGTTCACTGTATACGGGTCCGTTCCCGCCGTGATGTCGAATGCGCCCGGAGCCGCTTCCGCAACTTGCAGCGAGGCATTGAGTAGCATAAGGCGCCCCGTCTGCGAGTCCTGGAAATAGCACCCATCGGCCCCGTTGATGAGGCTCTTCGGGTTCGAGCATCCCGCCTTGGTGCTCAAGGTCTGCACGCTGTAATTGCCCGATCCCATGCCGTCGGGGCCCGGCCCGGAAATGACTGCGATGGCGTCCCTTTTGAAGAATGCGAGATAATTCCAGTCTGTGTGGCAGATGCCAAGGATGTCGCCGGTCCCCTCGCCCCATTCGATGGACGTGATGTCATTCCACTGAATTCCGATGCCGTCGGCGAATTCCTGCGAAACCCAGATCCGGTTTCCATCAGCGCAAAATGCGCGGTCTTTCCAGATGTAGACCGCGCGAGCGTTCGGCGGGGGAGCATTTTCGAGTGCTCCCCCGGTGGTGTAGAGGAGTTCACCGGGCCCGGCCGCCGTGACAGCGGCGCTAATCGTGGGATAAGATGCGGTCGGACCGGCTAGAATCTGATCTATCCAGTCCACGGTCGAATCATTCACAATGACCGTGACCAACTGTAAATCAACTTGGCCTATGTATATTTCAATTTCCGCTGCTGTGCCCTCCATCAGGTGGCGGAGCGTCGGGACTCGAAGTCGCGAGATTGCCATGGACTCCCAAACAAGACTATTCGGAAGAATATAGGGAGATGAGCGCCAAATTGTTCCATCCGAACTTGTGAGGCGATATACGACAGCTACCGATGTGTCTCCCGTTGGCGCCACATAGCCAGACGTCACTGGAGAAAAGAGCGGCTGGGTGACATCAATAGTGCCCACTCCAACCGTCTCCTGAAAATATGTCCCGATGTTTGACCCGCCAGGCCCAACGACATGAAACGTGATCCCGAACAGAAGTTCCGAAGTATTTGCATTTACGGATCGCTGAATTACGGCCTGAGTAGAGATACTACCCGCGTTCACTACAGTATAAATTCCATCAGTTGGGTATCCATCCGGGATGGCAAACTGATCCATCGTATTCATTGGCAGTGTCGGGTTCATTGGACCGTCAGACGGGCGATATCCGAAAAAGGCTCCATTCGCATTGCGCTGATATACGTCTATCCCGGATAGCTTGGTCCACATGGATATATCGTATACGCCCGCAGTGTCGAATGTCCCAAAGCAACGGACATCATTCGTTATATACGCTTCCGGCATCGACGGGTACACCAGTGGCCCAGCTTCTCGCACTTTCTGGAATCCATTGCAGATCGTCGGGATTGGCCCCGGCGCCAGCGAGTACCCTTGCCACGCGACGGGGTTCTGCCACAGTGGCGGCGCATTCGTCCGCTGATCCCAGATTTGAAGCTGCACAGTGGCGATATCGACGCACGCGTTCTGATTTGCGCTTTGCAATCCAACGTAGATATTGAGCGGAGCGCCTTCAGCCGTGTAGAGGACACCGCTAACCATAGGCTGGTGAAGGTCGCTGCAATAGCTCTGCACTTGCAAGTCTCGCGTCGCCGTCCCGCCGATGTGTGCCGCCTGCCCGTAGGCGAGCTGGGCTAGGATCGCCCCTGTGTCCCACTCGCGCACATGAAAGGAGGGCTGCAAGGCCGTCTTGTCCTCCCATTGGGTGATCAGGTAGTCGTTCCCGCTCTCCAGCGCGTGCGCCCCAGTGTTCGAGTAGTCGCGCAGGCGGATCCATCCTTGCGCAACGCTTGCCCCGAGTGCTATCCATTTCCGCGACCAGCTGGCGAGCGTGGGTGCGATGGTGTACGCAAAGCATTGCGTCGCCAGATAATCAGGATTCCACGTGCGAAACGTTCCATTGGTTGTCACGTAGTACGGAATGGACGTCACCGCGATCTCTATCCCGGTTGTCGTTTCCTTGGCCGCCAAGGCCCCATTGTAGAACCAACCGTAGCGCGCGAACAGCGTCGCATCGAAGTCAGTCGGGCGCCCGTACTCGTCGGGAGCAACAGCCGGGAATGAATTCACATAGGTCGTCACTTCCAGGGTGGCGGCATCTACGCATTGGAGGATGATGGCCCAATCCCCGGTGTTGCTGGCACCAACAAAGGCATAGTACCAAGTCCCGCTCGACGTCTGGAATCCTCCCGCCACGCTCGCGATGGTGCAGCATGCGGCCACGGCTTTGCCTTGCGTTCCGAGATAGGACACCGGACTCGATGCCGGACCTCCCGAAGGGGCAAGGTAGAAGTGCGACGAAATGGACTTGGCGTAATTGCTCGCACCACACGACTCTCCGCTGGCCGCACGAAATCCCGTAGCTGCCGATCCGGCTTGGCCCGGTGCCACGAATGCCGCCGAGGTGTCGTACTGGACGCCGCACGCCGCAATGGCGAGATTGTTTGCATCCACCATACCCATGGTCACGCTCGTGAACGCGTTGTAGAGAGTTCCGGAATTGACAAGCTGAAACATCACATGAAAGGAGCCGGAGGATAGATTGGAGTGCGGAACGCTGTACGTGAAGATCTGATTTGACCAATCCACCCAGCAAAACCACAAATTATAGGCATCGAAGACAGGCGCATCAATGATCGCGAAGCTCTTGATCTGCAAGCTGACATTGCCAGAGATGGCTGCCACGGAGATAGGCGCGGTTTGTTGAATGATGGTCTCCCAGTCGCCAGTCGGAGAGAAGGCATCCGCGGCCGTATCCGGATTGACCTGCGCGATGACGAAGTGTCCCGCGTCTATAAGCCACGCGACATAATTGCCCGACTGCTTGGCCATGGGGGATTCTTGCTGACCACTTCCAAGGGCAGGAAAGCGCGTATTGACTTGAGTTACGAATCTTGTCGCGTGACCCTGATACTGATTGGACGTGTTGCTCGTTCCGCGCACATAGGTCGCGTCGGTGACTGCGTCTCTCGTAATGACTTGCGTTCCATCGGGGGAAAGAATCGAATCCGGGGTGATAGGCCCGCTCTGATAATCATATCCCTGCCCGATGGCGGTAAAGCCGTCGCGCTTCGAGAACTCTCCGCCCTTCACTTGCTGGCAGTTCTTAGCGACGATCAGATCTCCGAGCTTCACGCTCTTGCGCCCGGTGTCCTGATCGGTGTCACCGTAGAACAGGGTAATGGGCTGCTTCGCAAGAGCCATTAGAAGATCACAAAGTTGCTGCCTGATTCATAGAACGACGTTTCGGGCCCCCAGAATGGGGACAACTGCAAGCCCGTGCGCTGATGGGCACCGTAGCGCATGCGCAAGTCGGCAATTGCCGTTTCCTTGATGTCCGCGTAGCGCTGCATGTGGAACGAAGGATCTTCGTCATGACGAGCGCGCAGCCACGCGGCAACCGGGAGCGTAAGCAAATCCTCGCATCCTTCGGGCACGTTGAAGGAGTCGTATCCGTCGACCGGCCTCGCCACGTAGGTCAGCCTGTACTGGCCAGATACGTCGATGGCTATGCCGGTCTTCTGGTTCTTGATCGACCTCATGGCCATCGGATACCAGGAGTTCATAGGGAACTGGCGCTCGAATCGGATCACACGTTCGTAGTCGTCCGGCTTCGCGATGGTGGCCCCGCCCTTGGCACCAACCAGGGGAGGAGGCAGATACTCCACGGCGTAGAATTCGGGCATGAACGTGGAAATCCACCGCCGAACGCGCCGGTATTCCCGGTCAAGCTCGGCGGTGATTTGAACGTCCGTCACCTGTTGATCATTGTCGTGCGCCGTGGCCGACCGCACGGCGGCCACGGCATCTTCGATTGACATTTCGGCGACGGGCACGGCTGCGCCTTACGCCGTCTTGTATCCGTGAACGATGACGGTGCATCCGGCGTCGGCCGCAGAAGACTTCGTGCGAATCACACGCAGGACCGCGGCAGAGCTGACGATGGCGTTGGCGGATAGAATCGTCGCGGACGAGACGACGGTGTTTGCCGCGACATTCACGCTGACCGCCTCGGTGATCGGAGTTACTACCGTGCCGTTTGCGATCTGGATGGTGTCCGAGGCTCCTCCGGCGTTTGCGTTCTTGAGAATGCGAATGCTTGTTACGGTGAATTTTCCCACCGTGGCGTCAACGGTCGTGTCGATATTTCCCGTGGCCCCGTCGGGCACCGAGATGATGTACTCAACGGGGACCGCCGGGATGGTATTCCCGGCAGCAGCGACGGCGATCTTGCCGCCCGTGAGCGTGTTGTTGGCGACTAGGCTGTTGACGATGGCCAGCGCCGCGAAAGCGTCGAGCGCCTTGGCGGCGTTGAAATAGCCGGTCGCCATGACGGCGCGCCCAGGAGCGTCCGCAGAAAGGGCCCCTCCTGCGAGCGATCCCGCGTTCGCTGCCGTGGTGACGGCATCCACCCATGCCTTGATGGCCGTCGCGTTGTAGACGTCTGCCGGGTATTCGAGTTGGTCTCGCGTGACTGCTGTGACGGTCATTGGTTAGTTCCCTTCCTTGTCGTATTCGCCGCCCTTGTCTTCCTCTTCGCCTTCCTCGTTCTCACTGTGGGGCATGTCCTCGAACGCCTGAAACACGCTGTGCAGGCATTCCTGCAAGCGCTTCGCGTCCACCCTCCCAGCGCTGATCATCTTCGCGAGGATTTCACAACCCTCTTTTGCGCGCGTCTCCGCGTCGGTCTCGTCGCCGCCATCTTCTTCCCCATCGAGCGGGGCATCTGGTTTGAACGCCGACCGCGTTTTCTTCGGACTCACGCCGATGGCGATTGCAAGGTGCGGCTTGTCGCCTTCCTCATCGTCCAGCGGCCTGTCGGGTTGAAATGCCATGCTTGCCTTTCGTCGAAAGGGGCCGAGCTATCCCGGCCCCGTCCGACTGTTGACTAGGTGGTGGGCAGGTTCGAGATGGCGAGGAACTTGCCGGGGCCCGGGACGACCATGGCGCCACGGAAGAACAGCCTCTGCTGGAATGCCGTCGACGTGGGCATGCGCAGGTATTCGTTGCCGTCGGCGTTGTCGGTGTTGACCAACTCGCCGTTGTGCTTGAGCATGGGGCCGAACTCCGCCGAGTTGAACGGGCCGCCCCAGCAGATGCCTTGGCTGATGTACTTGGACGGGGTGACGCGAACCTTGCCCTTGCCTCCGAGCACTTCGACGCCATCGAATCCCACGCTGTACGGGCCGATGTTGAGGCTCACCAGCTTGACCCGTTCCTTGTCGCGGATCAAGGTGGCGTAGTCATAGACAGACACCATCCAGGTGTCGATCTCGGTGTCGTACTGCTCGGCCAGCATGTTGCCCTCGATGAGGGCGTCGGCGATGGAGAGCGACCCGGCGGAGGCGTCCATGGTGATCCCGGAGAGCTGCCAGATGTTTCGGCGGTCGAGACCCATGAAGGACGTCTCACCTGAGGACACGCCGGACGGATCCACCCAGCCCCGCATACCGATGGGGCACTGTGCGGTGGGGCTCGCGGTGTTCTGTCGGAAGCCCTGAATGAAGACCGTGTCGGCGTTGCGGACCGCGTCCGTGTCGTAAGGACTGGTGGCACTGTCGGCGGAGCGAGTTTCGAGCACGACCTTGCCCGTCTGCGGAACGGTGCCGGACACGGTCCAGGCGTTGCCCCACCCGGACTGATCGCCAGTTCCGTCGGCTCCGCGCAGAGTCCCAGTGGCCTCGGTGGCACCGAACACGACCCGCATGCCGATGCGGAAGCGGCTCACCTCGGACAGCGGCACCGTGAAGTAGTTTTGCCCGGAGGCGATTACGGAGATCGTTGAAATTCGTCCCCAACCACGCTCGGCCGCCATGATGGACAGCAGGTGGCGAACATAGGCGATCTTCGCCTTGCGCTCGCGGGTGACGATGTCGACAACTTCGCCAGGACCGTCGCCGACTGCGGCCATCATCGAATCGCGATCCCACATCGCAATGGCTTCGATCTTGGCTGCGTTGGTCGACCAGCGGCCTCGGAGAGCGGCGGCCCCGAGGTCGGTAGACGTGGCGATATCGTTCGCCAGGGTGTACTGCGCGTTCGCGCTGACACCCGTGTCGTATTCAACGCGGGTGATGAAGGCTCGGCCCAAACCATCGTTGCTCGATTGAGCCTCGAAAGCGGCCAGAAGAGGGTCGATTGCCTGGGTCCAGATGTCGACGATGTCGCGATTCTGGTGCTCCATGACCTGGGAGAAAACTCCCCCGAGGTCTCCAACTGTGAAAGTAGCGCCCATGATGTCACCTGATGCAAGGGCAGCGCTCGCGCGCTGGCCCGGTGGTTTGTCCGAGCATCACTTGTGCTGCGGACCTCTTATTCAGGTGACCCCAAAATCGCAGGATCTATGGATTTCGCGCCGACATGGGCGTCGGTTGCCTTTAGTAGTTCACAGAATCGTTAGGACGTCAACCTATTTCGCGGACCTGGCTTGAAATTGAGCTTCTACCGTTGCCCGGAGTCGCTTCTCCTTGTCGCGCAGGCTTTCGCGCTTGGCAGGTTCGATCTTGATGGCGTCACCGGCATCGGAGGTCACGGAGGGCGTGATGGTGCGAACCGCTGCCGCGGGTGGTGTTGGCTTCTTGTCGTCCTTGGGGTTGATCAGCTCTTCGAGCTTTTCAATGCGCTCCTTCTGGGCCTTGAGGGTTGCGCGGATGGAGCCTTCCGCCTTGTCGAGTAGCTCCTTGGCCGTGAGAATCTGGCCGGGCTTGTCCCTCAAGTGCTGCTGGTAGAAAGCGTCGAGCTGGCCTTGCGTAACCTTGTCCGACTTCAGGGCGGGATAGTCGCCGGCTTTGTATTCGATACGGACAGCACCATAGAACTCTTCCTTGGCCACAAGATTGTCGGCCTCCTGACGCTGCCTCGCGATTTCCTCGGCGGCCTTGCGTTCGTCCTCGGCGGCCTTCAAGCGTTCGGCGATCTTCTTTTCGACGTCGGCTTCCGTGAGGGTTGGCGGGGCGGTTCGCTTCGACATCTCATCGAGCAGGTCGACCACGAAGCCGGATTTTTCTAGTTCATCTGGCGTGTAGCCGGCTGCCTCAAGGATGGCGAGCTTGCTTCCCTTGGTCCGCGCCGCCTCCAACTTTCTCGCCAGCTCGATCTCTTTCGCGTGCGCTGTCTCGGCGGCCTTTGACTTGGCATCGGCGGCTAGCTCACGCTCCCGGAGTTTTCGGCGCTGAGCAGCCTCCGAACTCGCGGCGGAAAGTCGTGCTAGCCGCGCGGCGATCTCGTCTTGCTCTGATGTTTTCTTCTCGGTCTCGACGGGCTTGGCAAGTTCGACAGGCTTCGGCTCGACCTTTGCCAGTGCATCCCCAAGTGCGGTGGACGGTGCAGGGAGCGGAGCCGGTGCAGTGGGCGGAGTGGGTTTGGGAGATTGCACGGTTGTCGCGGGAGTCGCGCGGTTGACCTTGTGCTTTTCATTGTAGCGCTGCTCGACGAATGCCTTGAGATCGATCTTTCCTGGCGCTTCTGGATGCGCCGGCAGGGCCGTGCCTGGGACGGTAGCGGCCTCAGTTGTCGGGGCGGAAACGACGGGAGTGGGAACGGCTGCGGCGGTTACTTGGTCTGACATGTTTCCTCACGTGTGCGGGTTTGCTTTCGCGATTCTTTGAGCATGCGCAGCGACGCCGCGCGGATGGTTTTGCTATTGGGATAGCTGACGACTTCTCCTCGAAGTGCCGCGCGGATTACCCGCTCGCACACCTTCTTGGAGATTCTTCGCTTCACGATGGCGGGCCCTGCATGCCGGGGGCTTGAATGGAGCCTGGGTTGAGACCTGGCGCGCTTTGCACGGGCTGGATGGGCGGCAACGGCGGGGCCTCTTTCCTCTGCGCCGCCTTCATGAGCTTGCGCAAGCATTCGAGTTGCTCCGGTGTGTGGTTCTTGTTGACGAGCGCCCGGCAGTACATCTGCGCGCCGATCTGCTTGATGTAGTTCAGGCAGTCCGGACCCATCAATCCCGTCGGCGGGGTATAGTCTCCATTGAGTGCGTCTTCCACCATGCGCGTGGCAAGGTCGAGCGGTGCCGTCAGTCGGTCGAACAGTGCCGCGCAATCGGGGAGGTCGTCGGCGAGGCCTTTGGCCAACGTCATCGCATCGGCCAAGCCGATCCCTTGGAGGTCGACGAGCTGCTGGATCTTCGCGGAGACTGTTCCAGTCAGTCCGCTGGTGATCGTGAATTCGATCTTGTATTTGTTCTTCCGCATATCGACATCAGACCACTTGATTTCCTCCAAGAAGTCCTTGCCGGGCGCTCGCATCAGGACGGAATTCCCAGCGAACGCGTCCGCGCTGATTCCCACCATGGCTCGGGCCACGTCGACCCACGCGGACTTCCAGCGTTCGGATGGGTCTTGCAGTCGGTCGTCGGCGAATCCGGCATAGTCGCGGATGGCTTGGCCGCTCGTGATTCCCTGGGGCATCTGAGCTGCGGACATGGAGCGAGATACGCCCATCTCATTGAACGCGCCGTCTTCGATTTCGTGGAACATGTCGAAAACCTGCGACGGAACAGGATTTGGAACCTCCAGCGTAGGAGGCTGCGTTCCCGACCACTTGACATCCTGCCAAGGAATGTCTCCGTTGTCCTCGCATATGGTGTCCACACGCATGAGTCTGCGGGGCAGAGCCCCAAGTAATGAGTCGTGCATAGTGCGCAGGAGTTGATTCCTCCAGCGGTGATAGGGCGCCAGAATTCGCCCTGCCGCCACACCACCCGCCCCGGTGAACTCGGGGAAGAATCGAATCAGCACCACTTGATGAAATGGGTGTGTGTACTTCTCGTTTTCCAGCACGACCTTGTCCGCGGCCATCGTGTAATGACCCGGAATGCTTTCACCTTGTTGGATCTTCCAACCCTCATCGACGCGCACGGTGTCGCAGGTGTTGTTGGTCGTCGGCTCGATTCCCGCGATGGCCGGACGCCGCCACTTTGGCAGCCTGCCGATTGCGTCCGCCTTTTTGGGGTAAAGGTCTTGGATCTTCTCGCGCGGGACCGCCGAGCGCACGAACATGTGAACGGGGCGCTCTCCTTCCTCGAATGGGAAGAACACTCCAAGCGGGTCCAAGCGGTCAAACCTAATCGAATCGTTCAGCGTATCGAACGCCACCTTCCCCGCCCCGAACCCGCGCATGGAACATGCGTCCACGGCCATTCGTTGAAGCACATCGCGCGTGTTCAGCTCTTTGTTCAGGCTGTCCACGTACCGAGTAAGTTTCGTGGCCTGGTTCTGTAGCTTGTTGTCTCCGCCGACAGTGATGATCTTCGCGGCGAGTTGTCGACATACCCGTGCTGTCATGGCGTCGATCACTTCGCGGGTGACGTTGAACCCGAACTCAGATAGCACCCTGTTCGTGGTTCTCTGGAGCGCGCGGGTGTCGGTGTAGTTTGTATCCGGTACAATCTCGGCGGCGAGAGGCCGATTCCAATACTGCCGCCCCAGACAGCGAGCAAGCACCAGCTCGGTCGCGTGCGTCTGCTGGACCTGGTCGACCACCTGATGGAGTCGCTCCGGTTCTTTCGTCCACGAAATAGAGCCCGTGAAGTCGTTCTTTTCTCCTCGTTGCCTGCTGAGCTTGCCCATCGCTTATACCTTTCCTAGGTCCACGTCGACGCGGTCACCTGTCTGGTTGTCCTTGGTCTTAACCGCGTCGCGCTTCGTGAGATGCATCTCAAGCATGCCGTCTTTGTAGTAGGTCGCTCCGTGCTGCGTGAGCAAGGCTATGCGCGCCTTCAGGTCCGCAAGGGGAGTGATCCGCCCCGTTTCACTTTCTCTCTCTATCTTAGTTCGATTTGCCATGGTCGTCTCGCGTCCTTCTCTTGTTGGAGGAAGCGCGCAATACGTAGGCGCTCCAGTTCTGCGTCGATGCTCTTCGGTTTCGGTTTCTCTTTAGAAAGCCAGTTGTAAGCACCGTGAAAAGCGTATCGAGTAGCCGGCATGACGTCCGAGTGGTATGTCTCGGGATTGGTGCAAATCTTCGCATCCCTGGCGATGAGTCCAAGCGGATTTACCCTAAGCCTTCCGCTGCGGAATTCATCGTTAAGCATGCGTTCGCTCACCTCTACGCTTGTGGGCTTTGGGGTGAAATCCAGACCCATGAGTCGCGGCTTGAGCCATTCGAGCATCTTGACCGCGCCTGCTCCGCCTGTGTCCGCACAAATGGCCTGCATGGGTTGCCAGCGTTTGAACGTCTCCAGCACACGCCGACAAAATGCTTCCGAGTCTTGGCGATCTTCCCAGCTCTCGCGCTCCCAGATGGCGTGAGTTCCATCGTCAATGCGCCATCCGAGCACCACGCAAGCGTCCTTGTCGTTCCCTTCGCGTGCTCCGCCGATGTCGATTCCCATGGCAAAGCGCCACGTGGTAAGCGGAATCCCCCGCGCGTCGGTGAGGAATGGAACGCCTGTCACCGGCCAATCGTTGCGCCCCTTGGCGTATGCGTATAGGAGCTTGCTCGGGTCGGTGACTTGGCGGCCGAAGATTTCCCTTTGAATCAGATAATCATTGCGTTCCGGCTTCGCGAAGTCGATCTCGTATCCGCGAATTTTCATTGTGTTGACGATCTCGTCTCGGTCGATGAACGGATTGTCCAGCAACGTCCACGCAGGCAAACCGGGAGCGGCCCCGAGTCGATCCCATTGGTCGCCCATGACAGCCTCGTACCAGAGGCCCGCCTCTACGTCAGCTGGAGTTCCTTCCAGGGTGAGCGAGCCTCCACGGTCGATCAGTGTCGGGAGAATCGTCTTGTCAACGAGTCGGCGAAGCATCTCGTCGTCGAATTCTTGGCACTCGATCAGCACGATGTCGTTCCACAGGAATCCTAGCTTCTTGCCCACCTCGTTTTTGTCGTCGCAGCCAACGACTTGGACGAAACTGCCGTTTCCGAAGGTGATGTTTAGTTCTGTTGAGTCGTGGTGCGCCTCTGGGATGTGGTGCGACTCCATGATCTCCCGGATGCCGGGATTCCTCGGATCGCCAGTTTCGTAGACCTGTTGTTTTCCTAGAATGCGGGTGTGGTGGATGATGAGCGTGCGCCATCCGGGCCGCTCCGAACTGCGCTTGACGGTGCGGAGCCTGACCCCGTATGTCTTGGCGGCACGGCGACTGCACATGAGGCAGATGGCGCGCGATTCGGCTTGGATGAATTGCCACTGCGCCGGAAACGAGTCGGCTTCGGTAATCGGTATCCACGTGGCGCCTGTCTGCCTCGCTGCGACCGCTGCGAGCTGCTCAAGGGCGAAGCTGGAGGCGCGATTGCTCATGACGGCGCGCCTTCTCTGTCCTTGCTGCCAAGTGCTACGCGCGGATTAAACAACGCCGTTTCGAGCACTTTCCGCACCCGCACAAACCACAAGCCAGGCGATTCGCCGGGAAGCAATGGCACGCGCCCACTGCCAAGCATAATCGAAAGTCGTTCGCGCTCCCCGTGGCTCAAGGGGGAGCCATTGGACCACTGGCAACCCCTCCAGGTTTTGACCGGGATGCGAAGGCGCGGCTTCACTGTGGATCCTCTTTACACCGCTTGCACCACGTCGCTTCTGCCGGCTCTCGCTTCATGCTCCCACCACATCCGCGGCACTTGCGCCCAAACGCGGCCTCGTGGCCTGCCTTGTACAACTTCGTGACGGGCTTCGAGCGTATCGTGTTGCTCGTACTCATTTGCTCTTGGCCTTCCGCTGAATGTCGTATGCAATGGCAACGGCCTGCTTGACGGGGCGCCCCGCTTTGACTTCGGTGGCGATGTTCTTGAGCCTCGCCAGCTTCTTGCTCGACTGGATGAGCGGCATCACTTCATCTTCTGCTGCCCCTGCTGCTGTGGCGGGTTATCGTCGTCACCCAGGATCATGGCATTTCCGATGCCAATCGCGCACCAATCTGCCGACGGGTCTTTCCCTCCAGCGCTGCGGTTCCACGACCGACTGGCATCTGTCGGGTTATCCTTGTGTCGCCCTTTGCGGATGATGATCGCCCCGCTTCGCGGTTCGTATTCGAGCGAGTGCACCACGGCCTGACCATCGACTGGATCTTTCACCACATCGCCGGGAGACAGGCTCCCGATACGCCCCATACCGGGAAGAACTCGCGGCTGCATGGCCGCCCCGTCAAACTGCATGAATCGAACGAGCTTGATCTTCATTCTTGGATCTCCTTGGGGATTTTCGTTGTATGCGTTTGCATGTTTCCCATGCCCACAACAGAGGGTAGGAACACTCGGAGCGAATCCGCTCCGCATGCGAGGTCCAATAGACAAGAGGCATCGGGACAGATTCTACGAGGGCTGTCGTCAGTTGGCTCCCGATGCCCCAGCGCCGAAATGCCGAGCGTACATAGGTGAAGACGATTTCGCCGTCGCGTGCTATGGCCCATCCAACGATCCGATCCGCGTCTGTCCCCAGCGTGGCCGACATGCAACTGGCGATACCACTGCGAAGGCATCGAGCAAGCTCCTCTACATGCGGGCGAACGTCCGCGTGATTGAGAGACTCTAGCGCGATCCGGTCCTCCAGGATGTGCCGGCGGAACGAGTCGAGAACGAACGCATGATCGGCCGCCACCATCGGGCGCAGGGCGATGGCGTCCCGAATGTTGGCGTTCATGGTTGCGGCCATTCCTGGTCCGGGGCTGTCTCCGGTTCTGGTGTTTCGTCTGCTGGCTCAGCCGTTGCCTCGATGGCCAGCGCAGACTCCTCGCGCGCTTCGATCTCATCTTTGGCAATCTTGAGATACGACTCCGAGTCTCCGGTGCAGTCGCGAAAAAACGCGGCCAGTTCTTTGGGAGTCATCGAGTACACCCTTGAGCCGAGCACCTTCAGCGCAAGCTCGGCGGCGTCGTGGGCGACTTTGCGCATGTGCTCGGCTAGCGCCAACGACCGCACGTCCTCGGATTCGGGTGGTTTCCCCTCCGCATAGGCATAGATCAGCTTGGCCGCCTCCACACTGTCGCGGGCCGAAGCCACGCGCAAAAGTTCCCCTTCAGAGTCTTTCCCGATCACCCGGACTTCCCATCTCGTGGCCACCTCGATCAGGTGCTCCAAGATTCTTGCGCGCTCATCCTTGCCGTCTTTCCCGATCTGATCTAGGCGATTTTTCATCCATGCGAGAGAGCGCTTGCCCGACGGATTCCCCGAAACGCCGGGCTTAAATCGCGTCGCTATGCTCGGATTTGGATTTCCCATTTCCTGCTGATTCCTGCTGATTCCTGCTCTCCCCTGCAATAGGATACCAACCCGCTCCAAAAGTCAAGCCCCGCGCGCTCTGCCTGCACGTTTCGTGTCAATTGCTCAATACGTGGGCGCGCGACGCGCGCATCCAAAAGGCGAAGGCCACCCGTCCCTCCGGATTCCCGGAATCACCAAAGCGAATATGACGTCCTTGAGCGTGGTGGGGTCTGGCGTCTGCGTTTGTTACCCGAGGTCCAGTGGCCGATCCTATGTCAGGTGCTGACCTGCCCTATGGGCTTGCGTCTTCTCGCGTGCCCATGCTCCTCCCAGCGCGCTCCTTGGAGTGATTTGGGCGTACCATCGGCACGGTCTTTTCCCGTGGTTGGTGCCCGTGAGTTCATGGCCGATGATGGTACGCGATCTCTCCTCCGTGTTCAACATTCAGCATCGAAGTCGGGCAGGCTCGTCTTGTCGATCAAATGCTTTTGATGTACACTCCTCGATCATGAGCAATCCAACCAAGGGCAAAAGGCGCGCACCGGGGGCCGGGCGCAAGGCTAAACCTGAAGGGCAGAAGGCCAGCCGGCACATCGGGGCAGGAGTATCCGACAAGGAATGGCCGCTAGTAGAGATGGTAACCGAGCAGCGTGGGGGCAACCGCTCGGCCATCATCAGAGCGGCTTTCGGACTCCCCCCTGCGATTTCCTAGCCGCGCGCCGCGTCGGTCGATTTGTGATAAAAACATTTGCAACGTAATTGGATACGATCTACTCTCCGATCATGGAAACGCAGACGACACCAACCACCACCAACGAAGCCAGGCGCGCTCGCGAAATCTACGCAGACGCCACGGCCTACCCTCGCTCGAAGCTCCCCGGCTATGGAAAGATCGTCCTAGCCTGGGTTGACGGCCGCTACGTGGCCACCTACGAGGGCGCGCCATATTGGAGCACGGTCGAGATACACGACGGGTTCGCGGTCATGCAGATGGCATCCCTGGAGGTGCGCTCGTGACCCGCGACAACACTATCCCCCGCTGCGCCTGCGGCTGCGGCGAGCTGGCCGAGATGGTTGCCGACATCCACGCCGACGGCTGCCACCTCCAGCGCTCGCCTTGGGCCGACCTGGCGCACGCGATGGGCGCGGTGGACGACAATCACCCGGTCATGATCGACGAGCTGGCGCCGGTCGCGGTACTACTGGCGGCGCGGACGTGCTGGTGCGGACTGCGCGAGACGACGGTGGTGGACTGGTGCCCACGCTGTGGATACTCGGCGGCACTCGCGCGGACGCAGCCGCTCCCCGCGATGACCATGGCCGAACTTGTGGAGGATGGACGATGACCCGCCTTGATTTTCTCGCCCTGGCATTCGGCGCCGCCTGCCTGATTTGGGGCTGGTCATGATCGCCATCCTCGCCCTAGCCGCCGCGCTCAACTGCGCGCCAGGAACGCCGCCCGCGAACCCCTACCGCTGGGCCTTCGTGCTCCCGGCCCGCGTGGAGTGCGCGCCGCTGGCCCACGCCGACCCTCTGCTCCGCGCGCTCGAATCGGACGCCTACGCGAGCCCATTCGCAGCGCTCGAAGGCGAACTGCCGAATCCGTTCACTGGCGACGACTTCGCCGACCCATTCGCTCCAGATGAGCGTGAGCCGCCCGAGGTGCTGTCGGCGGAGGCCGCGCTGGGCGGAGTGGAAGCGACGCTCAAGGGGCTGGTGCGCCCGTAGATTTGAGGGCATTCCGCTCTCGCCCGTCGGTGGGGCCGTACCGAGTCGTTGATTCCGCCGACGGTTTTTCTATCGCCAAACCGTAACAACAAGGAGACCGCACACAACGGCCCAGGCCGCATACGATGGAGCGGTGGTGGATGAAGACGCTGCCGACGCCGCTCACTTCCGAGCCAGCCACAGACCGAACTGAAGGGACGACCACATGATCCGCTGCTCATCACTTCCGCTGCTATTCGCCTGCCCACAGTCGCAAGTCGACGGTGATTCGCTCGACGGCGCACTCCCCGGCATGGACCACGACAACCAGGCCGGGCGCGAGGGAACCGCCACGCACGAGATGATCCGCGCGCACTTCCGCGGCGACCTGACAGGCGACTCGGCGAAGAACATCTGCGCGTTTCACGGAGTCGAGCCCGCCGCATGTTGGCCGCTCGTGAATCGTGCGAAGGCCATGGTCGCCGAACTCGGGCTCGGGACGCCGTTCGAGATGGAGGCGGAGCTAGACAACGGCGAACTCACCGGCCACCCTGACGCCGAATGGATAGCTGGCGGAGCCTATTGGATCGGCGACTGGAAGTCCTCGCGACTTGACTGCAACTACTACCACCAACTGATGGGGTACGCGAAACTTCGCCTGGAGAAGATTCGCGCCATGCCCAATGGCTGTGAATTGTTCGTGGCGTGGCTGCGCGACGGGACGGCGGAGCGATACCACGTCACCGCCGAGGAAATCGAGGCGTGGTCCGAGAAGATGGTGGAAAAGTCGGAGGCGCGGGACTCTGGCCCATACGTCACTGGCTCACATTGCACCTACTGCGACCGGCGCACGGACTGCCCTGCCCAGCGCGATGACATGCGGCAAGCGCTCGCGGTTATTGGGGACGGTGAATCGCTGGACGTCTCGAAGCTCGACGGCCCAACCAAGGCGCGGATTCACCGCAAATTGAAGATGTTGGCGAACATCAAGGCGACATGGGAGCAGGCCATCAAGGTTGACATACGCGAGCATGGGCCGATAGACTGTAAGGACGGTTTTCATCTGGCACTCGTGGAGGAAAACGGGAAGCGCGAAATCAATACCCTAAAAGCGTGGTCTATTATGGCCGACGCGCTTACCGACGATGAACTAGCACCATGCCTCACCGTCGGGGTAACATCCCTGCTAGACGCCGTCGCGAAGAAGGCGCCGCCGCGCAAGGGCGCCGAAGCGAAGCGCCAGCTTTGGGCGGCGCTCGAAGAAGCGGGCGCAGTGTCGCACGGCACAGTCGAGAAGCTCAAGGAGTTGCGAAACCAAAACGTGCCTAACACGAAGGAGATAGAAGACAAATGACAACCGCAGAAGAAAATCAGGCCCTCATGGTCGCAGAAGACGAGGAAACCGGGATCCAAGTGCAACAGGTGTCCGCCATTGCGGCCATCACGAAGAGCGAGGTCGAAAGCCAACTCGACGCCGCCCACCGTTACCCCAGAACCATCAAGCGATTCATCGACGATGCTATGGCGATGGTTTGTCGGTCCGTTGACGTCGCATCCTCCTGCTTCTACACGTTGCCACCCAGGCGCGGCGGTGACGGGAAGTCCATCACCGGTCCATCTGTGCGCCTCGCTGAGATTGCCGCCAGTGCCTACAGGAACCTTCACGTTGGCGCTCGCCCAATCGAAATAGGGCCACAGGATACGGTCTGCACTGCTCAGGGGGTGGCCTGGGATTTGGAGCGTAACGTGCGAGTGACGGTAGAGAAGACTCGACGAATTACCACCCGCGAGGGTAGACGATTCAGCGAAGACATGCAAATCGTCACCCAGAACGCGGCGGCCAGCATTGCTTTGCGGGACGCCATCTTTCGGGTCATTCCACGTGCGTACATCAACGAACTGGACCAGGCCGCGCGCAAGGTCGCCGTCGGAGACGCCAAGACGCTGGCTGATCGAAGGTCTAAGGCGTTCGCGCATTTCGCACAGATGGGGGCTACGCGGGAGCGGGTTCTGGCGGCCATTGGAAAGCCGGAAATCGAAGCCGTCACCATGGAGGATATGGAAACTTTGATTGGGTATGCCTCATCAATCAAGGACGGCCATACCACCGTCGACGAAGCCTTCCCGGCAATCGTGACGCCAGCAGCGACAACCGCTCCCGAAGACCAGGGCCGCCGTCTCAAGCTCGGCAACGAGCCAAAGCCGCGCGTGACCGTGGACACCTCGCAGGTCACGGAAGCCAAAGAGCCCGGCTCGGACGGCTAGCGTTCACGGGCGGTGACTGCCCAAGAAGTCGCGAGCCCGGCGCTTGTGTCGCCGGGTTTGGGTGCGGTTGGCCCGCGCGTTCCTTGTTCGCGCGCCCGGCTTCGATGCCGGGGCATCCACTGGAGGTTACCAATGCCCACAACACCCGAACCATCCCCAACGCAGAACCGCCACCGAGTGACCTCGTCAATCGAGCCGTGCCGAGTGTGCGGTGCAATGGTGGACGCAGTGAAAGACCCCGAGAAGGCGCAGCCGTGGTCGATTCGCTGTCCGAACGCCGACTCGCAATCGCACTGCGGGCAAGAGGGCACCACTTACAGCAAGACCAAGCCCGGCGCCATCGGAGCGTGGAACCGGCGCCAGCGCGGCGGAACCGAGAACATGTGCAAGCCCCACGTGACCGAGAAGAACGATGTGGATAGCCGCGTATTCTGCAAGCGCTGCAAGCTGTCCGAGCCGCATGAGTGCTTGCATGCGGACGGGTGGGCAAGGCGGGGAGAGTCCGACGCCGCTGCCACTGGACTGCGAGGGAGGGGATAGCATGAACGCCAACGAAGCCCAGCGCGCCGACAAGGCGGAAATTCAGAGGCTGCGCCTTGCACTGGCGCAATCAAGCGAGCAACAGCAGCGCGACGCCCGCCACGCGGAGCAACTGGCGAAACGAATCTGCGAGATGGAGGACGCGATTGCCATGCTGGCGCAGGAGTGGCGCGGGCGCTCTGCCATCGTAGCCAGGCTGGACGCACTCACATCGGCGTGGGCCAAGCGGCGCGTCGCCCTTGACGGCGGAGGCGAATCGTGAAAGAGTGCGCGGTGCTGATGTTCGCGAATTTTCGACACCTGAGAGACGTTCCGCACGCCCGGCCCTCGCGGGCATCAGCAACTTTCGTGGGCTTTGTGCCGCGTGCGGGGCGTCTTTGAGGAGTTGAATTACGATGCGACCACATCCACTGTCAGAGATATTCCCTCCAATGGAGGGAGATGAATTCGACGCGCTAGTCGAAGATATTCGGCGAAACGGGCTGCGCCAGCCGCTGGTCATGTACCAGGGAAAAATCCTGGACGGGCGCAACCGCTGGCGCGCATGCGAGAAGGCTGGCGTCAAGGCGACCACCACGGACTACCGTGGTAACGATCCGCTCGGCTACGTGCTTTCGTTGAACCTGAATCGACGGCATCTAACTCCGACCCAGCGAGCGATAGTAGCCGAGAACATCGTCACGACCACACACGGAGGCTTTCGCCATGGTGAGGACAGCAGGACCAAGGGATCACGTGATCCCTTGATAGCCGAGGTCAGCCGCGAGAAAGCCGCGAGAATCATGGATACAAGCCCAGGAACCATGAAGCGCGTGCGAAAGGTTCTAGATCACGGGACGGAACCACTCAAGGCGGCGATCAAGGCTGACAAGCTCGACGCAGGGACCGCCGCAAAACTTGTCGACGCCTCAGCCAAGACGCAGAAGGCAGCGGCCGAAGGCGGTAAGGAAATCGCGCGCGAGATCGTCAAGAAGATCGAAGCGCGCGAGGAAGCCAAGGAAGAAGCGAGATCGGGAGATCCACCTGTCAAGACGCTTGGCCTTCCGATCCCACCGGAAATCCTCGTGCGCATCGAGAAGGAGCAAGGTCTTCTCGACAAGATGTCCCGGATGCTCTCGGAACTGAAGCGCACGTATACCGAGTACGAGCAATGCACCGGCGTTGCCGGAAAACTCGGGCCTGGGAAACACCATGCGAGCGCCTTACGTTCGGCACTTGATGCCCTGAATACCCTGCGCGACCAGCGGCCCGCCTGCGTCTGCCCACATTGCAAACTGCTTCCCGATTTGATCAAGACCTGCAACGTCTGCCGGCGCAGCGGTTACATTGGGGCGAGCGCGCTCAAGCAGATCGAAGCATGTCTACTTGTCGAAGGAGACGAAGCCGGGGTGTGGGTCGATGGAAAGTGGAGGTCATTGGCCGAATTGCGCGGAGACGACTTCTGATGGCTGCGCAGATGGACATGTTTGCGACGGTCGCGCATCATCCGGCGGTGGCTCCTCCGGCTCCGCCCGGAACACCTCCGCCAGTGGGCCACAGTTTGCGCCCATATCAGGAGGATGCCGTTGCGGGTGCACAACGAGAACTTGCCGACAACCGCTCAACGCTGATCGTGATGCCGACAGGATCGGGCAAGACCAAGGTCATGACGGAGATTGCAAGAAGGCGCAGCCGAGATCGCATCCTCGTCCTCGCTCATCGCGACGAGCTTTTGCAGCAGGCCCGCTCTCGGTTCGGCCATGACTGCGGTGAGACGATTGGACTCGACCAGGCTGACTTTTTTGGCGGTGACGAGCGAATCATTGTTGGAAGCATTCAGACCGTTTCTCAGCCGCATCGCCTGGAGAGGTTCCCCAAAGAGCGCTTCGACCTCGTGATGATCGACGAGGCGCATCACAGCCCCGCGACTAGTTACCAGCGAGTGATCGACTACTTCGGGTCGGCCAAGATTCTCGGCGTGACGGCGACCCCAGACCGTGCCGACGAAAAAGCCATGGGCCAGATTTTCGACTCGGTTGCCTTTCTCTATGAGATCGAAGATGCGATCCGAGACGGCTACTTGTGCGATGTCACTTGTTCGCGAATCACCATTGCGGGGCTCGATCTGTCCACTGTGAAGACCGTGGCTGGCGACCTGAATCAGGGACAACTGGACGCGATCATGAAGGTCGAGGAGAACCTGCTCGCTGTCGCCGATGCGACCATGCGCGAAGCCGGAGACCGTAAGACGGTCGTCTTCACGACCTCGGTTGACAACGCCAAGCGACTTGCCGAGATCATGAATCGCCATCGCCGCGACTGTGCGCGATCGGTGGACGGGAAGACCGAAATCTTTGAGCGCCGCGGGCTGCTTGCCGATTTCGACGATGGCAAGTTCCAATTCCTGACGAACGTCGGGATCGCCACGGAAGGATGGGACTGTCCCTCCGTGGCTTGCGTGGCGATGGCGAGACCGACGAAATCGCGCGCTCTCTACGCCCAATGCGTGGGGCGTGGATTGCGTCCCCACCCATCGAAGCCGGACGGGTGCTTGATTCTCGATTTTGTCGGCAACAGCGGGAAGCACAAACTAGCGAGCGCGCTTGATGTTCTAGGCGGCAAGTACACCGAAGACGAAGAGGAGATCGCGCAAGAGCTGGTGGCCAAGCATCCGGGCATGAAGGCTCGCGATGCGCTCGACCAGGCGCATGCGCTCGCCGAGCGGCAAAAGCGAGAGGCGGAAGAGGCGGCAAAACGGACCGCCATCAAGGCGCGGGCCATCTACAGCAAGTCGACCATCGACCCCTTCGGCGTCTTCCACCTAGACGTTCATCGCGAAATGGAGATCGCCGACAGATTCGGAGGGCGCCCGCCGAGCGAGAAGCAGCTTGCATGCCTGGAGAATATGAAGATCCCAGTACCGGCGGGATGCACAGCACAGCTCGCCTCGAAGTTAATCGGGACGAGCATCAAGCGGCGCGAGTTGAATCTAGCGACGTTCGGCCAATTGAAGATGTTGCAGAAGTACGGCGTGAACGAGGTCAACGTCAGCTTCAAGGGAGCGAGCACAATCATCGACGCTATCGCCAAGAACAACTGGAAGCCGCTGCCATTCTCGCGACTCGATGCAATTCTCGGGCAAGAGGTGAAGCCCGCGCCAGTTGCCGCGGCGCCGACGCCAAGGCCGCCAAGCCAGACGCTACCCACGGATGCGGATTACGATGACGTCGATTTCTAGAAAAGATCGCGTTCTCACGGCCTGGGCCGACGCCTACGATCGAATCGGCGCCGAGGTGGATCTCTTCTGTGCCAAGCATGGGGCCCCTCCGAATTGCCTGGACATGATCCGCGAATACACTCCAACACGTGCCCAGGAGATCGAAGACGCCGAGAAGGCCGCAGAGGCGCGCTCGGTCGCCTGGGTTGATGGTGGACCCGGTGGCGTTCAGGTCTTGATCGACCGATGGGTCGAACTTTGGATTGCGGCGCTGCGAGAGGTGGCGCTTGCCCGCTGACTTCCGCGCTGCCATGGCCGCCGCCGGCCTGGTGGTTCCGAAAACACTCTTGGCAGACGGGAAGATCCACCGCTGCGATGTGGATGGAAAGCCCGGGCGCCGTGGTGGCTCCTACCAGCTCTTCCCTGACCTGTTAGGTGGTGGACTGCAAAACTGGTCGACCGGGCCTTGGCAGAAGTGGCAAGCGAAACGCGACCAGCTCACGCCAGACGAACGCGCGAAGATGGCGGCCATGATAGAGCAGGGAAGGCGGGAGCGCGAAGCCACGCGCGAGATGGAGGCCAAAGCGGCGGCGAGGAAGGCGGAGCGCATGTGGGGGATGGCCGTGGAGCGTTCGCATCCGTACCTCGACCGCAAGGGCATTTGTCAGGCTGGGACGCGGGTGCTCGGAAAGCTCCTACTTGTGCCCGTGCGCGACGCTAAGGGGGGGCTCGTCAGCCTCCAGTGCATCGCCGAGGATGGTACCAAGCGCTTCCTCCGGGGCGGGGTGATTGATGGATGCTTCACGTGGTTACGATGTGGGCAGGAGACTGGCCCACGCATCTACATTTGCGAGGGGCTCGCTACGGGCACCACGATTCACGCAGCGACGAAGTGCAGGCCGGTTGCCGTGGCGTTTTCTTGCGGAAATATCCTTCGCGTCGCGCGCTTTCTGCGAGGGCAGTTTCCGGCCGGGCGATTCACAATTTGCGGCGACAACGATCACAAGACCGAAGGCAATCCAGGAGTGCGGTTTGCGACGAAGGCGGCACTTGAAATTCATGCTCGTCTCGCAGTCCCACGGGGGATGACCGGAACAGACTTCAATGACCTGATGGAGGAGAGAGGTATTGAGTGGGTTTCTGAACAATTGAAAAATGCAGTGATTCCGCACGAATAGAAGAAAGTCCATAATGCTATTGACAGAATCGAAAATATCACAAGAATGGGCCCTGCCCCGCCGAGGGGTAGTAGTAGTACGGATCCGGATCCGTACCCACCGTCCACCTGGATCCCGCCTCTTTGAGTAGCAATCCTGCCACTAACGCTTGTGGCCGCGAGGTGGCCAAGGCGCGCGGCGGCCAGCTCGGACTCCGCACCTCCAAGCCGAGCGAGGCGTGCAAGGGGAAAGTAGCCGCTTGACACTTTCTGAAAGATGTGGACAATAGGGTCCGTACCAACAACCACGAAGAAAGGGCGCCATGGAAATCTACGCACTTCAGGGAGATTTGAAAATT